AAATACAAATATGTCGCAGGACGATAACATCATTCAGTTCCCCAAAGTAAATAAGCAACTTGCAGAGCAAGAAGCAAATGCCGCCGCAAATCTAATTGAAGATATGCAACGCACAAAGATGACAGAAATGAGCAATTATCTCGCAGAGAGTATTCTCATGGCAGGTGCTAAAGAGATGGTTGCACATGGAGTAGATGTGCAAGACCCAGAGTTTCTAAAAGACTATGCATTTGCACTAGAAGCATTACGCAGTTGTCTAATGAGACAAGGTAATGTTCATCATGAGTTTCAAGACTTGGTAGATAGATACTGCAAGTTTCGTATCATCAAAAATCGAGCAGGTGAAATAAGTCAGGTAGGATTGCAATTATTACTTGACGAACTAGATGAAGATGATATATAATAGAGTATAAACTGAAAGAAGTGAGATTATTATGATACTAGTTGACTTGAACCAAGTTATGATTAGCAACCTGATGATGCAGATACAAGGCGCATCTTCAGTAGACAAAGACCTTGTGCGACATATGATTTTCAATAGTCTCCGTATGTACAAACAGAAGTTTGGTAAGAAGTACGGCGACCTTGTTATCTGTTGTGATGACAAGAACTATTGGCGCAAAGAAATCTTTCCATACTACAAAGCATCACGCAAAGATGACCGTGAGAAATCACAGTACGATTGGAATGAAATCTTCACTGCACTAAACGAAGTGCGTGATGAGATACGAGACAACGCACCCTACAAAGTCATTCAAGTAGAACATGCAGAAGCAGATGATATCATCGGCACTATCTGTCATGCGAATGGTCGTGATTTAGGTGGCGACCCTATTCTCATTCTATCAGGTGACAAAGACTTCCAGCAATTGCAAGAGTATGCGAATGTTGAACAGTACTCACCTATTCTGAAAAAGTTCATCAAGTGCAATGACCCTCAAGGTTATCTTTTAGAGCATATTCTCAAAGGTGATAGAGGTGATGGTATTCCTAACATCTTATCTCCTGGTGATGTATTCGTATCAGGTGGTCGTCAGAAACCTATGAGTAAGAAGAAGATGACAGAGTTCTTACAGAACCCACCTATCGACTATGAGCGTTTCAAAGAGAATGCTATTCTTGTTGACCTCAAGCAGACACCAGAGCATATGAAACTGGATGTTCTAAAGCAACTAAATAGTGCTATCGAAGGCAGTAAAAGAAAACTGCTTGACTTGTTTATTGCTAAACGAATGAAACTATTGATTGAGGTGATTGAAGAGTTTTAATGAAAATCCTTGCACTACATCTAATTAACCACGATGCGAATATTTGTTATTACGATGGTGAGAAAGCAACCTATCTTAACTTAGAACGCACTAAGGGTATCAAGAAATATCACTACTATAAGTGGGACATGGCGAAGTTAGGCGAAGACTTGGCAGGTCTCAACATACCTGCACACCTAGATGCTATTATCTTAACATGCGGAGAACTAGTATCTGCGCCGGAAGATGAATTAGCAATGAAGTGGAGGTTTGATGAAGATAACCTATGTATAGAAATAAGCGAAGAAACATTCAGCGTAGTGCATGGTAATGTTCCGTTTACTGCAGACAAATACTATCGTGTAGAACATCACTATGGTCACTATATGGGCGCCCAATGGTTATATAATGACACACCAGGAGGTGTAATCATTGATGGTTGTGGTGACTACATGGTGCATACTAGTGTTTTCAAAGGTGTTGAAAGAGTTAAGCAATACAAACAAAACGAAATGGTTTCGATTGGAGACTTATATTTCGACACTGCCGCAGATTTATTAGGTCGAGGTAAAAAAGAAGACTGGGTTAACTCATTCACCGATAGGTCAGGCAACATCATGGGTCTTATGTCATTTGGAAACTTTAATGAGACTTATGCTAACTTTCTAAGACAGCAATCATTCGAAGACTTTCCTGGAGAAGCAATCAATCGATGGCGCTATGTGTCAAAAGCAAATCTAGGAGAAAGTGTTCTCTATGGATACGGATATGATGCAAAAGGTGATGGTCGAACAAAATCTGCAGTAGGTAAAAAATATCCTATGGCATTAGTACATTCTCATCCAGACGGGTATCCATATGTATCGCAATGGCACTTAGATTGGATGTACACATGGCAGACAGTATTAGGTGAAAAGTTAGTAGAATTCTTTAGTCAGTATTTTGATAAAGATGATGAGTTTGTATACAGTGGCGGCGTAGCGCACAATGTTGTACTCAATGAAGTATTGAACAAAGCATTCCCAAATATGAAGATACCACCTAGTATAGGCGATGAGGGACAGTCTTTAGGTGCAATGTATGCATACATGTACCACAATAACATCAAAGCACCTGTTTGTCCAATAACAAACTGGCAGTCTGAAGAGATACCTTTGATGAATGCAGAAGCGATATCTATTATGGCAGACTACTTATTAGCAGACAAAATTATTGCAGTCTGCCAAGGAGAAAGTCATATAGGTCCTAGAGCATTAGGTAACCGCTCACTGATATATCTACCTGACAGAAAGTATGCGGCACACTACTTTAATGAAAGAAAGTTGAAGAAGCGTGAATGGTGGCGTCCATATGGCATCATCATATTAGAGGAAGAACTGGAGAACTACTTACAGACAAGCACCAAGTCTCCATATATGTTGCATGTAGCAACACCCACAGAAGAAGGTATGAAGAAACTATCTGGTGTGGTGCATGTAGATGGAATAGTACGCTATCAGACAGTCAATAGTGGACCTTATGCTGAACTACTTAAACGATTGCGATATATGGGTGCGCCTGCCGCAGTAGTAAATACATCACTCAACGCACCAGGAAAACCAATGTGCCATACAACAGGAGATGCTAGAGCATTTGCAGAAGAATTTGGTCCTGATATACTAGTTGTGGGTGAAGATGTATATACAACAGGACATAGAGGAGTAGAATGGAACAGATAAGAAAATATGTGCGACCTCTACTAAGAGAAGGCACTGACCGATATATGGGTCCGCAGATATACAAAGGAACGGTTAGTGAAGATACACTAAACACCATTAAAGAGATGGTGCAACAATCACAAGAAGATGTTTCTGCATTGTTGTGTCACACAACAACAATGAATAATAGAATAGAGTTTGATGGTAGTAAGGTTCATCAGTATATGGCACTTGCAGATATATTCACTCACATTAAAGCGTGGACTGAAGGACACAACCCACAGAACCACCGTGATGTAGATGAATTTGAGTTGAGTAGTGCATGGATGAATTTACAACATGCTAATCAAACCATAGGAACACATACTCACGAAGAAGCGGATATTGCATGGGTTGTATATGTAAAGAACACACTAACAGACCCATCAATTGGACATGATTACCGAGATAGAAGTGTAGATGATCCCGTTGGTGGTATGATTGAGTGGAGATATGGGGAGATGATGAACTGGTCTCCTAATAGAATGTTACACTTTCCAACAGAAGGTGATATCGTTGTGTTTCCTGGGTGGTTAGAGCATATGGTACACCCATTCAAAGAGGGTGGTGAAAGAATAAGCGTAGCAGGTAATGTCAATGTCATACAACGGTAGTCCAATAGCAATTCAAGCGGGAGATGGTGCAGTATTTCGACCATTTGGTCCACAGATATATCAAGGTACATTTAATAATATTGATATGTTAGAAGAGTTGTGCGAAGAGTCCAGACATAATAGTGAAGATGTGCGAAATGATTTAGCAGGTAATCTGCATGAAGAATGGCGTCTTACACTCAAAGAGTTTAAGCATGAACCTTTGCTAGAAGAGTTATTCAATCATGTAGCATCATGGGAACTTACTAATAGAAGTCTAGATGAAAGACATAGAGGCGATTTAATAGAGCAAATGGACCTTATTAACATGTGGGTTAACTATCAGCACACACATGACTGGAACCCACCACACAATCATGGTGGCGATGCATCATTTGTGATATACATAGACAATCCAGTAGATTTTAACAAAGAAGATGAGTATGGTAATCAAAAAGGTAACACACCAACTTCTGGTATCATACAATTTAGATATGGCGAACAGTTTATCCGTAGTCAGCAACTATGGGAATGTATCCCAGCGAGAGGAAACCTCCTTATCTTTCCGTCATGGTTAGAGCATCAGGTGTTTCCTTTCATGCAACCAGATATTGTTCGCATTAGCGTGGCAGGCAATATAAATATAGGTAGAAATAATAACATGGAGATATCATGAGAAAGCACATACCAGAGATTTTAAGCGAAGCGAATGATGCGCCTAGCAAAGCAGAGCGAATTCGTGTACTGCAAGCAAACAACTTACGACCGCTACGCACAGTTTTGGCACTAGCGTTTGATAAGAACATCGAACTTGACTTACCAGAAGGGGCGCCACCGTTCAAACGGGACGAAAGAGAACCTGTCGGCATGTCTAGCGCCTCATTGTACACTGAGAGCAGACGCTTGGCACGAACCGCTATATCGGATCCACTACCTCGCATGAAAAAAGAGTTGGTTTTTGTACAAATCCTAGAAGGGATTCATTGGCAAGAAGCAGACCTAGTTATTGCGGCGAAGGATAAAAAGTTAGATACATTGTATCCTAACATCACAAGAGAGATTGTACGCAAAGCGTTTCCTACGCTATTAACTGATGTACAACCAAATCAATTTACAAAGAAGGAAGAAGATGATGAGTGATTGGCAAGATAGCATTTTTGAACTAGATGACCTAGTTCGTGAGACTAAATTAGAACTACAAACCTTTTATGAGAAGGGTAACAAATCAGCAGGTACGAGAGCAAGAAAGAAAATGTCTGAACTTGCTAAATGGTGTGCTACAGAGCGTAAAGCAATTCAAGATAAGAAGAACAATCCAGACCCAACAGTTTAGAGATGTCCGTTTTATTATGTAATCAAATTGACGATTTTTTAGATAAGCAAGACTTCAAAACACTACAAGAAGAGGTACTGAGTAATACATTCAATTGGCATTACCAGTCCTCAACTTGTCCTCAATTGGGTGTAGACACATCATATTTTGTACACATAATATACGATGGAGAAGGTGAATTACACCCCATATTCCACAAAGCAATAGAAAAGGGTATAAATGAGTTCTTACCGAATTATACTCTTGACAAAGTACTACGATGTAGAGTAAACTGTAATCTACAGTCAGAAGTAGAGAATATACTACACACTGACCACACTGATAGCGATGTATATTCGCTATTTGTATACATGGACAACGCAGATGGAAATACATATGTTCATGTACGAAATGACGAGGTAATAGTCGTTTCACCTAAAGAAAATAGAGCATTGCTATTCAATGCGAACATAAAGCATAGAGGGTCAAATCCTCAACGAGATAATAGAAGAGTGCTATGTCATGCACTGTTTAGGGTGAAGAAATGATAGAAGTAATTGATGATTTATTAGATAAAGAGACACACGAACTACTCTATAATCTAGTCAAAGACCAGCATTTTGACTGGCACTGGTGTGCGTCAACAGTCCAGATGCCAACGCATCTGCCGAATGATACATTTCAATTCGTTAAATCAATATACTTAGATTTAGATGCTGAACCTGACCTGAAAGAAAAAATAATTGACAAAGACCCCTTTAACGAGGTAGGGCGTAAGTTTCCAGAGTTCTTTCAAATAGCATGGAAAGCACTAGAGCGCAGTGAAAGAGAGTTTGCGGGAATGGATATGTTCTTGCGTATTAAAGCAAATCTACTTACATCTGTGGCGAATAGACCTCATTATCATCCGCCACACATTGACACTGACG